CTCAAAAGAGATGTTCGCGCAATGATTGACGATGCAAACAACCGTTTTAATGATAAGATTTCAGGTCTTGAAGGTTATGTTAAACGTGAACTAACTTCTCTTGAAGAAAGACTAAATAATAAACTAATGAAGGCTTTGGATAATCCACTGGCTAATAGATAGGAGTAATACTATGTTAGATTGTAAATGTAAACATTGTAACTGCGACCCATGTGTATGCGAAAATAAATGATAGAAGAAGATTTTCAGTGTTGGCAAGAATACAAAACTCAAAGATGGGTATTTAATAAATTAGAAGTGGCTATGAAACTTGGTTATGATTGTGGTCCTGCTGGAGTTCCTATAACAAAAGATGGATATTATATCGTAAGACCTATATATAATTTATATGGGATGGGTATTGGTGCAAAAAAGAAATACTTAAGTTTAAAAGATGATTCAGAGGATATGATACATCATAAACACATTCCACCCGGTTATTTTTGGTGTGAGTGGTTTTCTGGAAAACATCACAGTGTAGACTTTAAAAAACAAAATGGACGATGGGTAGCATTTAATGAAGTTGTAGGGTATCATTATAATGACGATAACTTAGTAAAATTTGAGAGATGGGAAGTAATTGAGCCATCATTTGAGCTACCGGAGTGGGTTCATGAACTCAACACAGAAAAATATTTAAATATAGAAAGTAAAGATACTAATATTATAGAGATACATTTAAGAAGTGGAAATGATCATATGTGGGGTCTTGATGTTGGATCAATTGCATATCCAGTCTGGGATGGTGATAATTATGAACATCTAAAAAATCTTGACTTTATAGGTAATATGCATGAAGAAAGTTTTAAATATCAAGCTGATGGATATTTAAAAGATCTAAGACTTGGTTTTTATATAAGTAAAGGTAAATAATATATGCTTTCTAGCCATAATCATTTTGATAGGTTAAAAACTTGTGTAGTAGGTACAAGTTATTCTCCTGAATTTTATAAATGGATACAAAATCCTAAACTACGTTCTTTATTTGAACGCATTGCTATAGAAACAGAAGAAGATTATCAAGCATTAGTTAAATTATTAGAAAGTTTTGATGTAGAAGTTATACGACCTATTATTCCTGATACTTTAGAGTTTGATATTAAAGGGTGTAAACGTATACCAGGCCCTTACTCTATGACCCCTAGAGATGAATTTTCTATGATAGGTAATATTTTATATGTTTATGATACTTCTGCACATATTAATAAAGCTTCAGGCAGATTACAGCAAGTAGATGATGGTTATTATTTTGCAAACAAATATTTTTATGATAATGTAATAGAATTTGTTAAACGTACTAATAGAGTAGTAACTCCTGATACTTTAAAATTTTTAGATAAAGTTAAAGCTAATGGTCTTTATAGATTAGGCACCAGATTAATATTTGGTTTAGATGACCGAGAGTGGCCTACACATCTCGCTACTAAATTTTTTAATCATATGGGTTATGAAGTTGATTGGGTACGTAGTTATGGACATGTTGATGGTTGTATGACTATTCCTAAACCTGGATTGATACTTAGTATTGAAGATATGGAAGAAGACTATAATAAGATGTATCCTAATTGGGAAGTAGTATGCCTAAAGAATCAAGGATGGGAAAGTGTTAAAGAGTGGAATAAGATGAAAAAATCTACTCAAGGTCGTTGGTGGATTCCTAATACTACTATAGATGATGAACTTATTAGCTTTGTTGAAACTTGGTTTAGAGATTGGGTAGGATATTGTGAAGAAACTGTATTTGATGTTAATGTTTTAAGTATTGATCAAAAAAATGTTATAGTAAGTGGTTATAATAAACAAGCATTTGACGCATTTGAAAGACATGGTATTACGCCTCATATAACTCCTTGGAGGCATAGAAACTTTTGGGATGGTGGTATACATTGCATAACTCTAGATTTACACAGAGAAGGCGACAGAATTGACTATTTTAAGGACAAATAAATGAAATATATTTTTTTACTACTAATATTAATTGCTAATGTTGCAGTAGCTGATGACTTTTTAGAACTACGAGAATACAGAAATAGACTATGCTATGATGGAGATACTTGTTATGTAGTGGCAAAAACATTACCAGATAATTTAAAAAATATGAGTATACGCATTTTAGGTATTGATACTCCTGAAATTAGGGGTAAATGTTTAGAAGAAAAAAGTTTAGCATTACAAGGCAGAGCTTTTGCTAATGATATGTTTAAAAATGCAGATAACATTGAATTTCGTAATCTAAAATGGGACAAATACGGTGGAAGAATTCTTGCTGATGTGTATATAGATGGTGTATCTTATAAAGATAAAATTATAGAAGCGGGTTTAGCCCGTGAATATTATGGTGATAAAAAAATAGGATGGTGTGATTAATGTGGTTTTTTCTCATAAGCTCTATAGCAGGTTCAATAATAGGATCTGCTACAGACTCATGGTTTAGAGATACTAGACTTGGTATATGGTTTTATAATAAAATAGATAGTTTATATACTTGGGCATCTAAACGCTATGGTTTAAAACTGTTAACAGATGAAAAAAAGAGAATGGCTAAGTTTCCTGAACTAAATAAAAGGTTAGATTCTCTTGAAAAACAAGCTAAATGTATGAAAAATAGAATCTATACTTTAGAAAATAAATTTGAAATGAAAGAGGCTGCCTTAGACAGAGTAGATTATGGTAGTATCGAGGAGAATTAATGTACAAGTCACTTGAAAAAGGATCTAAGTATGTACACTTAGATGTAGATAATGATGGAACAATAACGGATGAAGAAATGGCAAGAGCTAAAGAAATAGCAGAGTTTGAGCATAATATAGCTAAGTTTGAGAATGAAGATAAAAAAGAAGATCAAATTCGTAACATGGCATGGTTTGCTCTTTGGGGTATGCTTTTATACCCTGTAGGTATTGTAGGAGCGTCATGGCTTACTCTTGATACTGCTGCCAACTTACTTAGTGATATTGCCCCTACATATTTTGTTGCAATATCTGCACTAGTAGCTGCATTTTTTGGTGCTCAAGCATATACTAAAGGTAAGTAAAAAGATATATTATAATTGCAACTTCCTTATTTTTTATGTATAGTATTAGAAACTATGGAGGTTATATGGAATATTACAATCAAACACAAGACGACTGGCGTATTGCTCAATGCTGTCAATTTCACGATAAGGCATTAGTAAAACGATACAATCTAGGAACCACTACTAAAACTTATGCTTTGAAGGAAGGTGGTAAAGAACGTGTACAAACTAAAGCCATATCAAACTGTAAAAAACTACTTGATATTATCTCTACATACTTTCCGACACAACCTAAGAATCTGCGGGCATTCCGTATATCTTCCGAGCTTCTTCCTTGCTATACTTTGGACTTCACTGCACCGTGGTATGATGAGATTCGTGATGAGATTAAAGAAATTCTGGCAGAAACTGGACGAGCAGCAAGAAAGCACAGTATACGTCTTAGTGTTCACCCTGCTCAGTATACTGTGCTTGCTAGTAATAAAGCTGAAGTCGTAAAAAAATCTATCGAAGATTTAGAATATCATGCACTATACGGACAGTATATGGGAATCCCTGCTGAGGAGTTCTCTATGAATATACACTTACAAGGACTATACGGAGGAAAACACGAAGATGGTATTTCCAGGTTTGCGACTAACTTCCCCTACTTATCTGAATACGCCCAAGGATGTCTCTCAGTCGAGAATGAAGATAAACCAAACGGCTATGACATCAAACACACACTTGAGCTTGCGCAGAGAATACCTATACGATGCACTCTCGACACGCATCACTACGCCTGTCACAGAATGGTCGAAACAGAACGAGTCAAACTTGACAGTAAGTATGTCAACAGAAAAGTCAGAGATGTTGAGCACATCACCCATACTCACGAATATTTTAGGGAAGCCGTTAAAAGTTGGAGAGGTCTACGCCCACTATTCCACGTGTCTCAGTCGTTCCCACCAGAAGATCAATCTCATTGGATGAAACCTAATGCTCATGTAGGTGAGTTCTGGGATGAAGAGTTAATGTCTGCTCATGTTCCTATGTTGCAATATGCAGATTTTGATATTGAAGCAAAGCATAAAGAAATAGCAGTTAAATCATTTTACAACTTTATTAGGAAAGAAGAAGATTTTGCAGGTGAAGAAGTAGCTTGTATAAGAATGATTTAATACTAAAATAAAAAATTGGACATATATTTGTAGAAATATATAATGAGGGTACTTAGGTATCCTCATTTTTTTATGGAGTAAATATGGCAGTTAGAAGATTAACAAAATCATCAGAAGGTGACATGATATGGAAAACTATAAGTTCCTCTGTTAGAAAAAAGAAAAAACAAGATTGGTGTGTTTTCTATACTCCTATGGGTAGAATGGTTAATAAACCATCAGGCAAAAGACCTAGAAATGTACATCCTGAAGATTGGTGTGCAGATAAAACTCCCTTTAAAGGGAAAGTTAAAAGGAGTTATTAATGGCTCCACGTATTCCTAGAAAGAAAGGACAGAAGGCTAATTCAAAGAAGCACTCTGACTTATATACAGATGAAAATCCTAAAGGTACTATTAAAAATTTGGGCTTTGCTAAAGTTAAAGACGCTGTGGCTTCTGTCGCTAAAATTAAGGCTTCTAGCAAGAGTCATGCGCATAAAACGCAAGCAGCAATAGCTATGGAACAAAGAGCCCGAGAAATGGGTAAAGTTTCAGCAGCAAATGTTTATAGAAAATTTATAAATCAACAAAAAAAGATAACAGCTAAGAGGAGAAAAAATGGCTAAGAAACCAGCTAAGAAAAAAGGTGCAAAACCTACTAATCCAAAACTATATGCAAGTGTTAAAGCAGAAGCAAAACGTAAATTTGCTGTTTATCCTTCTGCTTATGCTAATGGATGGCTAGTGAGAACTTACAAATCGCGCGGCGGCGGTTATAGATAATGGCTAAACCTAAAGGTGGGCTAACAGCGTGGTTTGGAAAAGGATCTAAAGGCGACTGGGTTAATATTGGTGCTCCTAAAAAGAACGGTAGTTTTCAACCTTGTGGTAGAAAGACTGCAAAAAAAGGTAAATATCCTAAATGCGTGCCTCGTGCAACAGCAAATAGAATGAGTACTTCTGAGATTCGTAGTGCTGTAAAAAGAAAAAGAGCTGCAGGTAATCCAGGCGGTAAACCTACAAATGTAAAAACTTTCGCAAAAAAGAAAAGAGGAAAAAACAAATGACTAAACTAAATGAAAGAGGTTTTGCTTGTTATGACTTAAATACAGCGAATACCGTTACAGTAACAGCTACCAATAACAACTCTACACCTGTAACGGCACTACTTGCTAGAACAAAAGTAGTTAGAGTATCTTGTAGTGCTCACCCTGCACATGTAGCTATGACAGGCACCGCTACAGCAAATGATTTATATATGCCAGCAGAAACTACTGAATACTTTGTAGTAAGATCTACAGGTTTAACACCGGCATTTATAAATGCGGGATCAGGAAACAACGCAAAAGTTAACATAACTGAATTTGACGCATAAAAGAGATTCTGACTAAAAGGAGAGTAATATGGAAGTATTAAACAAAATTAAAGAATGGGCTGGAGGACTTGCGCATGCAGGAGTCAGCTTAATCGGATTAGGAATTGTACTCGAAATTCTATTTAGCGGTATGAACATACCATTTTGGCCTAATGTAGCAGTAACTGGGAATATCTTAACACTGCTATCAAATTTTAGCGACCAAGGATTAGTAGGCTTAGCTGCTTTAGCTATTCTTTGGCAGATATGGAATAAAAACTAATGGATCATAAAATGAAAAAACCAAAGAAAAAAATGGCTAAAGGGAAACCAGCTAAAGCAAAAGGTAAGATGCCTGCTTTTCTAGAAAAGAAAATGGGTAATAAAGGCAAAGATAAACCAGCTAAGCCTGGTGATAAGCCTATGGGCGGAAAGCTAACTGCTGCTCAAAAGAAATTGCCACCTGCATTGCAGGCAGCAATTATGAAGAAAAAGAAAAAGTAAATGCTTGAAAATGCATCTTTAATGGCACGGTTCGCTTCTTTAGTATATCTACCTGAAGAAGAGCTTAAAATCAAACTTAGTCAGATGGGATATGATAAATTTCATTGGATTGATATAGAGGATACTCAAGCTATGATTATTCCTCCTTATCAAGATAATCAATTAGTTATCTGTTTCCGAGGCACAGAACCTGATCAATTAACAGATGTATTAGCAGATCTTAAAGCATGGCGTAAACCTAGTAAAGAAAAAGGTTTAGTACATTACGGATTTGTGGAAGCATTAGATAAAGTTTTTCCAACTATTGAATATCTGCTAGAATCTATGGATATTAGTTTAGAAGAACCTATAAAAGTTGTATGCACCGGGCACTCGCTCGGTGCTGCACTTGCTACTTTATGTGCTGCTAGAATAGATGCGCATGAACTTTATACTTTTGGATCGCCAAGAGTAGGTAATAGAGATTTTGTTAAAGAGTTGATAAAAGATGGGATTAAGCATTATCGTTTTGTAAATAATAATGATATTGTTACAAAGGTTCCTTTCGCTCTTATGATGTATAAACATTGTGGTGAATTATGTTATATAAATTATCATGGTAATATTCGCAAGATGACTACTTGGCAAAGAATCAAAGATCAGTTTAGAGGTATAATGCGTGCTTGGCAAAAAGGTGAACCCTTTGATGGAGCAAGAGACCATTCTATATCTGCTTATGAGAAAAAATTAGAAAATGTTTGTCTACAGAGCAAGAACTAGTTGTCCTATATGTAATACTTCTAGTGAAATATGGATTCAACAAGGTAAAGTTGTTCCACTAGATATAATTGAGTGTCCTAATTGTGAACAGCTATTTGAGGGTAAAGATTTTATAAGTAGTTTTATAGAACTACGAACTAATGTTACAATATCTAGCCTAACAAATGCAACATAAAAAAATTGTAGGAATACTATATATACCTGGAGCAGCAGGAGGTATTCTTACAAGAGTATTACAAGCCCATAAAGAATCCTACTGGAGTTCTGACTGGTTAAATCATTATGATTCTGATGTTACTAGTCCTATTGAATTTCCTAGTAATCCTATAGGATTTAGACGAGAAGATCCTGATCATGGATTAGCTGATAGTTATTATTTATACTCAGCTCATGGCATGAGACATCATGGCTGGAATGAGTTAGGTAACTTTATCCCCTCCTTTAAAAGAGATCCTACTACTCATACTTTATTTTATGATGCTCTTAGAGATCATGAATCTTTACTAGTAGGTACTTGTCCTCAAAAAAATTATATATATTGTTATGCCCAACCTAGTTACTTTAAAAAAAGATTTAAACATGTATTTGAAGAAGATATGATTGAGGGTGTACAGTATGGTGATGAAAGTCATGGTTTATATACCAAATGCGCTCAGTATACTGTTAATATAGAGAATCTTTTAAATATTGATTATTATATATTTGAAGAAGAGTATAATAAACTTATTTCACACTATAATTTAACTTCTAGAATAAGCGGTGTAAGAGCTTTTATACTAGCTTGGATTGAACGACAATCCTTAGATCCTAGTAAACATATTAACTATTAACTTGCTTATAGCTCTTTTATTTTGTATATTAAGATATATTCAAAAAGGAGAGACCTATGGGAAAGAAACGCCTACGCAAAAGCCAAACTTCAAAAGGTATTCACAGTACTGTGAATGGCTCCATTCTTAAACAGCTTCGTCAAGAATACCTTGCTTCACCTGATCGTATTCTTAATCAGCTTAAAGCACATCGTGCTGGTAAAAAAGTTATGGTCACTATTGCCAATCCTAACAAGAATCAAACTAATAAACGGTTTATTCGTATTCCTGCTTCTACAGCTTGGAACTCTGGTAAACTTAAGCAATTAGCATGAGAAAAACCACTAAAGCAGAGAGATTAGCCGCTCACAACGAGTGGTTAAAACTCTATGGTGTTCACCCTTCTCAACTCAAGAACAAACCAAAATACAGACCAGCT